ATATAATATAGGTGCTTTTGTTTTTATTTAATTAGGATATTTTTCTAACCATTCTTTTGCCCTTGGGGTTAAACCCTTCCAGGCTCTCCAGTCCTCTCCTCCGTTGGACATATGAAATGCAATTTGTGCATTGAGGACGGGATTAAATAAGTCAGCATTGTGATCTAAATCATACTTTTTACGACGATCTGGACCAAGCATTCCAAGCATGTTTATTTGAAAAATACCATATGAACTGTCTCCAGTTTCAGTATTTCCATTGAATGCAAATGGTCGACCATTACTTTCTCTCTTAGCAATAGCCCAAGCCTCCTTAAGATTTTGACCTTTAAAACCTACTAATTCCAATAGATTTTTAAGATCTTTATCAGATAGAGATGTAGCGTTTTTATATTTTTCTAACTGATCTTCTTTAGCCTTAGAAACACTTTTGGCCACTTCCGTGGCCTCAATAGTTGCTTCCAGCACGACAGCACTACTATCGTTTGATCGGTTTTCAGAAGCATTAGCGGCATTTGACCAAACGCCAAACATCGCCAATATGCTGAGTGTACCAATGATTTGCCTATTATTATTCATAAAGTTAATCATAGTTTCCTCCTTAGAAACGTAATGACACCTTGTTAAAGGGTGCCACATTACTTCCTAGTATAACATACTTTGAGACCTTTAGTCAAATAATGATATAATGATGTTCTATGGCTGAAATAACAAACAATTATGGCTTATCATACCCAGAATCTACGGATTCTGTGAATGTGCATAATGATATCAAAAAACTAGCAGATGATGTTGATGATGCTATTTCCTCTCTTGATGCCTCAAATGTGCGGGTAAAGGTAATAAATAACTCAGGCTCAACTATAGGTGCAGCAAAACCAGTATATGCTGTAGGACACACAAATAATAAAACTACAATCTCATTATTTACATCAGATTTATCAGATAACAAACCATTTCTTGGTTTAACAAAAACATCTCTGAATAATGGAGATAGTGGAGAAGTAGTGGTTGCTGGTGTTTTGACAAATGTAAATACCAGTGGTTTTTCAGTAGGAGAATTATTATATGTCAATTCGTCTGGATCTCTTACAACTACCGTCACAGGTGGCGCAATCGGAATTGTAGCAGTCTCAAATGCATCAACTGGTGTAATTGTTATTCAGGCAAAGGGCAACGGTACTTGGGGAGCACTCAAGGCTGGTCTCGCTTAATTATGGTATAATCACAACATGGCAAATCTTCGTGGATCAGCATCTTCATACGACGTAGGAAATAAACCTCCAACAGTAAATTGGACGGTAGTTAGAGGTGACACTGCCTCATTTAAAGTATATGTTACAGACGATGTAAAGCAACCATTAAATATTCCAGACTGGACTATTGATATGGAGATTAAAAGACCAAACAATGCAGCAGAGTCTGGCAAAATAACAGATGATGCAACATTAATACTAACATTAACACCATCAGCAGATCCAGACGACCTACCTGGAGAGTTTACAGTATTTCTGTCTTCTGAACAATCTGCAATTTTAGAAACAGGAGACATCTTTGATATCGAACTATCAACCACTGATCTGGTTTGGACAGTTGCTCAAGGTAGCATGGTAGTTATCGAAGACGTTACAAACTAGTGGCATCAGCAGTCGTATTAGATAACAATAAAAATAAACTACGTGCAATTAATGCTATCTCATATGCCATCATAAACGTTGCTAATGATAATAGAACAGTAAAGATAAATGAAGTTCTACCATTTAGGGTAAAGTTTACCAACATAATGGTTCCAGGATATAGTCAAACAAACCCAGCAGGAATTGGTATTGCTGTTATTGGGTTTAATAACTATATCCTATAAAAAATATACAAAAAAGGAGTTATAATAACGACATGGCCAAATTATCAGTTGCTGCAGTAAAGAGCAAATTTCAAACAGGTGATCGTCCTAGTCAGCAAGACTATGAGGACTTAATTGATACCCTTGCAGGAGCAAGTAACGAACTTGGCTCTGCTGGTAATAATGAAAATACAATTACAGGCATTGAAAATCCAACAGTCGTTGATAACTTTGATGCGACTGAGTGGCGTATGGTTAAATATCTTGTTTCCATTGCAAAGATAACAAATGGAGATAACAAGTTTTACGCAACAGAATTGACCATTCTTGTAGACGGTTCAAATGTAAACGTCTCTGAGTATGGAACAATAGACAACGATGGGAATATTGGCACCATTAGCGTCTCTAGGGTAGGAAATACAGTTTCTTTAACTGTTACACCAGACCCAACAATTAAGCCAGTCACTGTACGTTATGCACGTATTGGACTTAAGGCATAAAAAGGAGATATAAAAAATGGCAACAGTAACTAAAGACTTTAAAGTAAAGAATGGTCTCATTGTTGAAGGCACAACAGCCACAGTAAATAATCATGACATTCTTACTAAGAAGCAAGATGACCAAGACTATATTGTCGGTCTTATTGGCGGAACATCAACTTCTGCTAACACACCTAACTCAGTTGTAAAGCGTGATGGTTCAGGAGATTTTGCTGCAGGTACAATTACAGCAGATCTCGTTGGTGATGTAACTGGTAATGCAGATACAGCAACAGCACTTGAGACTGCACGTACAATTGAATTAACAGGAGATGTAACAGGTTCTGTATCTTTTGATGGTACAGCAAACGTACAAATCTCAACAACCCTTGATGGTGATTTTGCAACAGATGCAGAAGTTGCTACAGCAAAGCAAGAAGCAATTGATGCAGCAGCATCAGATGCAACTACAAAGGCTAACGCAGCCCTTTCAGATGCAGAAGACTACACAGATGCTGAAATTCTTGATGCTCTTGCTACAGCAGCAACAGATGCTACAAACAAGGCTAACGCAGCAGCATCTTCAGCAAATTCTTACACAGACGATGCAGTATCACAAGAAGTTCTTGACCGCAATTCAGCAATCTCATCTGCTATTTCAACAGAAGTAACAGATCGTGACAATGCAATCAGTTCAGCAATTTCTACAGAGGTTACAAATCGTAACTCTGCTATTGCAACAGCAAAGCAAGAGGCTAACGATTATACAGATGAAAAGATTTCAGATCTTGTAGATGGTGCACCAGGACTTCTTGATACCCTCAACGAGTTGGCTGCAGCAATTGCAGATGATGAGAACTTTGCAGTATCAGTAACAAACAACCTTGCACTTAAGGCTGACATTACTTATGTAAATTCAGAAATCTCAGATCTTGACTCAGCAGCACAGGGTTATGCCTCAACAGCAGAATCTAGTGCAAATTCATATACAAACTCTGCAATTTCTCAAGAAGTTTCAGACCGCAACTCTGCGATTTCTTCAGCAATTTCAACTGAAGTTACAAATCGCAATAGTGCAATCAACTCAGCAATCGCTGACGAAGTAAATGATCGAAATGACGCAATCGCTTCAGCAATTGCAGATCTTGATTCATCAAGCGCAACAGACTTAGCAAATGCTATTTCTCAAGAAGTTTCAGATCGTAACTCTGCAATTTCTTCAGCAATTGATGCCCTTGATACAGACGATATTGAAGAAGGTTCAAATAACCTTTACTTCACAGATGGTCGTGCTAAGGACTCAGCAGCAGCACTTCTTACAACTGCTAACCTAACAAATATCACAATTACTGGTACAGGTAATGGTGGTCTTACAATCACAGCAGAAAATGGTGTTGCAGATTCTGATACAGATGATCTTGATGAAGGTTCATCAAATCTTTACTTCACAGATGCTCGTGCAGTTTCTGCTCTTGAAGCAGTTACTCCAGACTTCCCAGCAGTAGAGATTGCATCAGTTGCAAAGCAGGTAGCAGCAGAAGCATCTGTTGCAACTGCAAGCACAAACACAGCAGTCTCATGGGCTAAGGCAGATTATCGTTCTGCTGAATTCCTTGTAAAGATTGCCAATGGATCTCATACAGAGGTTTCAAAGGTTATCTTGACACTTGACACATCAGATAACATAGCAGTTACAGAATACGCAATGGTTGGAACAAACGGTTCTCTTGGATCAGTTTCAGCAGATGTTTCTGGAAATGATGTTCGTCTTCGTGTTACAACCGCTAACAACAACTCAACAGTTGCTGCTATCGGAACACTTTTAAAGTAATAAAAAATAAATAAAAGAGGGAGTGGTGGAT